CTTCAACGAAGCGGTCGCCATGTGGGCAGAGAACAGCATCGCCCCTGCCCCTGCGGTCCCTGCCAAGAAGAAGTAATGGCTATCGACGTCCCCGACTACGTCAGCGCTGCCGCCGTCCGTGGCCTTCAATGGCATAAGGACGGACTCTCAGGCGACGGCGTGACCGACCAGACGCTCGCCGAGGCCCGCGATATGGCTAACGGTTCGGTGTCCGAAGACAAGGTTCGCCGCATGGGTCCGTGGTTTAGCCGGCATCGTCCCGACATGGACGCCCCTAAGAACGACCCTGACTCCGAGGACTTCCCTGGAGCGGGTGCCGTGGCTTGGGCTCTATGGGGTGGACCGACCTCGGGCGACATCATGCGGACCGCCGACTGGGCTGAAGCCAAGGTCAAGCAGCTGGACGAAGAGTCTGCCGTTTCCACTAAGAGCAAAGTCAAGATGACTATCGAAGACCAACTCTCGACCGCCGACCTTCTCGCCCAGGCATTAACTGCCGAACGCGACGACCTCCGTGCGACCGTTGAGAAATTGACCGTAGGCGCCGTGGACGAACTCTCTGCCATCAAGGCCGACCTCGTCACCAAGGAAGCCTCCCTCTCTGCTCTCGGTGTCTCCCTCGAAAAGGCTGTCGCCGAGCGTGACGCCTTCGCCGCTAAGATCGCGGAACTCGAAAGCACAAAGGTCTCGGCCTCCAAGGAAGCCGCTAAGATTGCCGCCTCCGTGGGCGTCGAACCGACCGCCATCATCCCCGGCTCCGACAACGTCGCCGCCAAGGTGGACGCTCTCGCTGTCTTTAACAGCCTGACCGACCCAGCCGCTAAGGCCGACTTCTTCGCGAAGAACGCCCAAGCGATTTACGCGGGCATCAAGGTCTAATTTTCTCTCACCCTAATCTCCTAATATACTACTATGGCAAATTCCATCGCAGCTGCTCCAGCAGTTCTCGCCCAGGGCGTCATCAAGGCCCTCGCTAACAAACTCCCGATGCTCTCGGGTTTCTCCACCGTTTTCACCTCCGCTATCGCTGGCGCCGGCAAGACCATTCAGGTTCCCCTGATCGGCACGTCGACCGCTACTGAATTTTCGACTGGTGGCTACCTCACCCAAGACGACGCCAGTGTCACCTCGACCAGCGTAACCTTAAAACACTTCAAGGTTTCCAGCCGCTTCGCGCCCCTGGACATCCGCGAGTACGGCGTGGCCTTCTTCGCCAACAACTTCGTCGAGACGGCTGCTATCGCCCTCTCCCAGAAGTGCATGACGGAAATCAACAGCCTCGTCACCGCCGCTAACTACAGCTCCAACACCGTCACTGGCGTTGCTCTCGGTTACGCTGAAGTGGTCGCCGCTCAGAAGACCCTCGACGACGCCAAGGCCCCAGACAAGCGTGCCCTCGTCCTTAACAACACCTACATCTCCGACCTCCGCTCGGATGCCTCTATCATCGCTGCCTTCCAGCTCGGTGCTAACGTCATCTCGACTGGCTCCCTCGGTACGATTGCCGGCGCTCAGGTCTACCAGTTCTCGAACCTCTCGGGCAACTCCGAGAACCTTTCTGGATTTTTGTGCGGTGCCGACGCTATCGCTTGCGCGACTGCCCTCCCCTTCAATGAAATCCCGGGTGCTGATGTGTCTCAGGCCACCGACCCAGCAACGGGTCTCTCGGTCCAGGTCATGATCATCCAGGAGCAGTCTGGTTACCTCAACGTCACCGCGACCTTGCTCTTCGGTACGGCTGTCGGTCGGGCCACCAGCCTCCGTCGCCTCCTGAGCGCGTAAGCGACGCGGCTCAAGCCGCCTAAACGAGACCCCCTTGCCTAACCGCTTGGGGGTCTTTTGTTTTACCCTATTGCCAACTGTCGCAACAGTATGAGCCTATACGGGACCGAGTTCTTGGACGACGCTAAGGAGATGATTGCCGACTTCGGCGTGGCTGGTTCTGCCAACTCTGGGGCTATTACCTTCCAATGCCTCATCTCCGACCCTGCCGTCCAGACCGTCCTCGAAGCAGGGGGGTATGTGGAGAAGACCCAGTACACGGTTAGGGTGCCCGCTGTAACGGCCTCCTGGAGCCTGCCAGACGGGTCTAATGGGTCATCGGCGGCCCTGCTCTCGGCTGGTGTCCCCATCGCCTCCCTAGCCCAAGGGAAGAAAATCGTCGCCGGCGGTAAGACCGTCCGCATCACGACCCAGACCCACAAGCCCGCTTCGGCTTGGATCACGCTCCTCGTCATCGACGACAACCAGTAAGCGCCGTGGTCAAGGTCACTCTTGTTCCTGCTAGTAAAGAGGCCTTTCTGGACGCTATCCAGAAGTTCGCCGCGGCGAGCAAGCAGACCATCCGCGACGCTACCCTCGAGCAAGCCGCCTTAGCCTGTCAGGATGCAGCTAGATTTACCCCTCCCCTAACTGCGGGCGGGGGAGGTGGCCTTACCAACGATGCCAAGAAAGCCGGGGAACGGGCCATCGACCGAGACGTGGGCAAGGTGTTTGAGTCGTCAACAGGTGGTAGTGCTGACACCAGGGCAAACCGAGTTATCCGGCGCCTTGGCTCCTTAGCCTTTAACAACAACCAAGGTCTGTTCTGGAAACTAGCCTCAAGCGAAGCGCCTATTATCGCCGCCAACTCCTTTGTGGCCCGTATGCTCTCAATGCAATACAAGGGCTTCGGAACAGACCAAGGGTTCAAGAGGGCTAAGAACTACTTTAACCGCATCGGCAGCCGAGTAGCTGGACGGGCTTTAACTTCAGACGGGGCTCCCATCGAAGGGACGGCTACCATCGACGCGGTCTACAAGCCTGTTTACCAGCGCACCTTAGGACGACTTTATCAGAACGGTCGTAACGTCAGCGGCATAAAGTACTACGATAAACGCATAGTCCAAAAGAAGGGCGAACTAGATGCCTACATCGAACAACGCCAAGCGACTGTCGGGGCTATCAAGTCGGGCTGGTACAGAGCCCTGATGTCCCTCCCCCGCCCAGTCATCAACGGGGTCGAGAAGAACGCTGGTTCAGATCTCCGTGCCGCCGGATGGATTACAAGGCATACTAGCGTTGTAGGACAAAGCATCACCGCCTTTACTGACAAGTCAGCCGACGTGACTATCCGCAACCTATCCGGCAACATCCACGGCATCGCCTATCAGGCGGGCGTCCTCGGACTAGTCTACGCCAACCGCATCAAGCAGATGCCCGCCAAGGTCCAGCGCCTTATCGACGCGGACACCGCCAAGTTTAACCGCAAATAACCTATGCCCGCCTCCATCCGTCACATCGTCGAGTCTACGCTCGCGACCTACCTCTCGACCCAGACTGGGCTGACCACGGTGTCCTTCCTCACGGGAGACAACGCCGCGACCCAGACCCTGCCCAAGGCCGTCGTCCTTTGCGACTCGGCCCGACCCCCTGCCAGCCTCCCTGAAGGCGAGGGGAACTACGACTGTTCGGTCCGCATCACCCTATTCTCCAACGCCGACGATACGACCCTAGCCGATCACCGCACCCGGTGTGCCGCCCTGGTCGGTAATATGCGTGACCTAGTCAGTATTAAGGCCGCCTTTGTCTCGGGCGGGGACGCGACTTGCTACGACGTGGGCATCGTTTCCGAGGACGAGGGGATTGACGAACGCAGCTGGGCGACCTCTTTTGCCTTCTCGGTCATGACCTGTCTCGCCCCGTAAGGTTTCCACTAACTGCAAAAGTAACCATGTGCGCCGCTGTCTCGACCGGAACTTCCTGCAAGTTTGGCATTGAAGATACCTCCATTGGAGAACTTTTCGTGCAGTCCTATTCGGTCAACTCCACTTTTAACCTATCTGGCTTAGTGGCTGACGAGGCTGGCCTGACTGTAACGGCCCGCTATGACGACCGAAAGACCGAGCTGACCGTTGACGGCATCTGCATCACGACAGGTATGCCTGTCCTCGGAGCCATTCTTTCTTTTACGCTTAACGTCGATACCGCCTACCCAGCAGGGACTGCGGCTGAACAATTTGAAGGCAATATTACGGCTATTACCCAGAAGGGCACTAACAAGGATTTTACCTCTGTTTCAATTACGGCCGTTAGTTACGAAGGCGTTGACCCTTCTCCTTCTCCTCCTCCTTAATTGACCCAGCCCCAAGTAGGGGCATAGTCACGGCGTGGACCCTCGCTTCCTGAACGCCTACATCGACCCGGCTCCGTTCAAGTTGCTGGGTCGTTCTATGTATCCTTGGTGCCTCAAGTACCGGGTGCGACTGATGGCCTTTAACTCCCCGCTGATCACGGGCGACCTCGGCATAACTCCCGCCGACCTTATCTTTGCCTGTAAGGTGTGCGCCGAGGAAAGGCTTGGGGAGGTCGGCCTAATCGACAAGGCCCGCATCTCGTACCTTAACAACCATCCCAAGAAGTTTGAGGCTCTGCTCAACGCCTTTGCCGGCTATATCCTTATCCACGACTGGCCGAAGTTCTGGGAGCAGGATAAGTCTAAGAGCGGTGAGACTACGGGAGTCCCTTGGCCTCTGGCTATCGTCGCCAACCTGATCGCGTCGGGCATCCCAGAGCAGCGGGCTTGGGAGATGCCGGAGTGTCAGGCCATCTGGCTTAACTCCGCCCTAGCCATCCGTAAGGGTGC